CGCTATTGCGTGACGTGTGGACAGACAGCGAAAACATATTCCAAAACCACATAGAATGGTGGGAGGCGCTGACAAGCCCTCGTCAACGAAGGGTGCTGTTTACGAGCAGCGCCGATCGAGCCGTGTTGAAGAAGTTGCCGGAGACCATACACGTCTACCGCGGCACGACTCAAGTTGAGATGGACGGCCATTACCTCGGTTTTTCGTGGACGTTAAGCGAGGAGAAGGCAGTGTGGTTTGCAAAACGTTTCCAGCGCCCGTCCGACGGACCTCCTGTCATTGCTAGTGCCGATCTGCTGACGAAACATGCGATCGGGTACATCGATGGCCGAGGTGAACAGGAAATAGTTGTCGAGCCCAAAGAGTTGCAACGGCTTGACTGGGAGTTGGCGGAATGACTATTCATACTGCCAGTAAGGATTGCAGTCGAGAGCAATGTCCAGGCACTGCGTTGTTTGATACGGCTTGTCAGGACTACGTCTGTTCGCGCTGTGGTCACCACCACAAAGGTTTGTGTGTTGTTTGCGATTGGGATCCAGCAGACGAAGAGCACTTTATAGAGGATCCCGAGGAGACAATGCGAGGATCATGAATTCATACACACGAAAGGAGGTTTTACATGGAACATAGCGATTTGTTACACCTGCCGATGGCGAAAGGCCGAATAGAAAACGGCCTGCCACCGGCTCCGAGGAAGGTGAACCGGTTGTTTCACAAGAAGTGGGCTGAGGCTCTGTCTGTACTTGCAGGACGTTCTATTGCTGTACGCTGCTATGACGATCGGGTGCCCGAAGAGGGCGTTGAGCCCTACGTAAGCGGCTCGGTGAGTCGGCATCCGATAGTCGAACAGTCCGAATAGGAAATTGGTAACGTATAGTTACTTGGTGAGGTGTCATAACTTGGAGAACAAAATGACGACAAAGAAAGTGAGCAAGAAAAAAGCCAGCAAGAAAAAAGTGGCAGCGAAAAAGGGTCCCCGCAATGATCCGAAGGGAATGAAGAAGGTAGCGACTTCACTTGCGGCAGGTGCTGAGAAAGTAGCAGCGAAGAAGGCCAGCAAGAAGAAGGCCAGCAAGAAGAAGGCCCCCAGCAAAGCAGCGAAAGCACGCGAAGCAAAGGCCGCTGATGCTAAGGTGGAGAAGAAGATTGTCGGCAAGACAGTAGTCGGCACTGGTAAGATCCACCTTCTCAAGCCTGGCAATATTGTGATCGTTGGAGGTCACAATCCCAGGATTGATTTCGGTGACATTGTGTCGCTGGCCAAATCCATCAAGGAGAATGGTGTGAAGCAGCCTATCTTGGTTAACAAGGTTGGCAAGCACTACGAATTGATTGCTGGTGAACGCCGGTTGCGTGCAAGTCTCAAACTGGCCTTGGACAGTATCCCTGCAATTGTGCAGTCCAAAAAGCTGTCTCCGCAGGAGACCTTGGCGCTGGCGGTTGTGGAGAACGATGGCAAGCCGCTTGCACCGGTTGAGGAGGCCGAGGCTTTCCGACGTCTTATAGCCGGCGGCTGGACTGCACGTCAAATCTCAGTAGCAACAGGAAAGTCGTTGCGACTGGTTAAGGACAGGTTGACGCTTATCAGCGCGCATCCTGACGTGGCGAAAGCAGTTAAGTCTGGCAAGCTGACGTTGGGACTTGGATTGGCCATTGCAAAGAAGTCCAAGACCAGCAAGAAGAAGCAGGCGAAGAAGGTGAAGGAAGCCACGCGTGGTGCAACTGCTAAAAAGCGCGTGGCCGCGCAAGTAGGCAAAGCTTCTTTGAAGACGAAGTTCGACAAGAAAAAGATCGCATTGCAAAACCGTTTATTGAAACTATTGCGTATAGTTAATAGGCGGAGGAATGTGGTTCCGAAGACGTTGTCGAAGCAGGTGAGTCACTTTAGCCAGCACGCCGACAAGGAAGTAAGGGCGGCCTTCGTTGCTGGAGGCATCTATGCGATTACAGATGTCCTGGCTGGAGCAAATGCGAAGAAGAAGACGACAAGGAAGAAGAAGACTGCCAAGGGAAAGCAGACTCGGCAGGTACGACCGAAGTAGGCCTGTAGCTAAAAAGGCGAGTGAGGTGATGCGACGGCATGACCAATAGAGGTTACAACAGGATGGGTGTATCTCGTGCGCACCCATCCACGAATTCCAAGTGACTGCCCTCACTGGATAGGAAGGGGCCTGGCTTGCCATATCGGATCTGGCCAGGTCCCTTTCGCTTTGAGGGGGTCGCGTAACTTTGAGGGACTAGCATGACAAATGAGTTGAGAATTTTGAGTGTGTTTTTGACAGTGGATGGGGAGGCTAACGTTTGGGGCCCTGGCCACTGGAGCGTCTTTGTAAGGACTGCTGGCTGTACTGTAGGCTGCCACTGGTGTGACACAAAATACAGCTGGAATGCTAAGGGAGGCGAGGCCTTTAGTACTCCAGAGCTTGTCGATACTGTAAAGCGTATTGGCGGCGAGGTGCGCAAGGTAACGTTAACAGGCGGCGAGCCGTTGGAGCAAAGCTGGCCTGCCTTGCACGACTTCCTCAAAGAATTGCTGATGGCGAATTATAATGTGGCTGTAGAAACAGCTGGCACGCAGAACACAATTCAATTCCGTAACGAGTTGCAGCTTCGAATGCCCAGCTTCCAGTTTGCATTAGGCCAGCTTACTTTTGTCGTGGATTACAAATTGTCCAGCAGTAGGTACAAAGGCACGATGGACCTAGAACACTTTTCGGCGCTACGACGTGGCGACGTTGTGAAGTTTGTAATCGGAAGTCTTGAGGACTTCAACGAGGCGGCCAAAATTGCACACCACCTCGACAAGCGCTCTCAATTTATGGCAGGCATGTATTTCTCGCCATGCGAGGGCGGGGAATGGACCAACTCCGATTTGTTTTATGCAATGAAGAAAAGCGGCCTGGACCAAATAGGAGTGGGTTACAATCTGCAAGCGCATAAGTATATTTTCCCACACACTTTTCGAGACGAGGAGGAAGGTGGTGTCGACTTTAGTAAGGCCTCGTTGGGACGAGAGGAATTCCTTAAGCGAATGAAAGAAGACTGAGGGCGGTCATGTCAAAAAAGAATTTGTTATTGGTGGATTTCAACAATCTACTATTTCGCAGCGTGTTTGCACACGACATGCTATCTCATAAAGGCACGTTCACAGGCGGCCTGTTCGGCGCGATAGATATGATTTGTAGTACGGTGAATCGCTACAAAGTTGATCGCATAATTGTCTGCCACGATACGAAGCCATATTACCGATCCAAGTTTTATCCTAAGTACAAATCAGACAGGAAGGCCGATCAGTTTGATGAGGATCGGATGAAGCAGATTGCAATATCGCGTAAGCAGCTGACAGAACTGTTTCGAGACTTCAACTTTCCTACAGGATGTACTGAGGGATTCGAGGCGGATGACTTTATCGGCCACATCTGTAGACGTGCGACAGTAAAGCACAAGCAGATTTTCATTATGTCCAACGACTCGGACTTCTACCAGCTGCTGTCAGGACGCGTATTTCTTTGCAAAACAGGCGGCCTGTTCGGGCGTAGAGATTTTCTGGAACAATACCCGGGCATCAAACCCAGGCATTGGCCACGCTGCATAGCGTTAAAAGGATCGCATAACGGAGTGCCTGGCATTAAGGGGGTAGGCGACGTAACAGCATACAAGGCCGTATTAAACAAAATGACAGACAAGGAGATATTCAAAAAATGGCGCGTCCGGCGCTCGGATATAAAACTAAGAATAGACCTTTCCACCTTCCCCTTTCCGCTTGTGGGGGATCCTCCTTCAGTGCATGCCAACCCTGTAAAATATAACGCGGCCAAGTTTGAAAAGCTTTGCGATAAATACGGCATAAAATTTAAGGATGACTTCCATAGAGCGATGATGCGGCTGTCTACTTAGATGGCCGTTAACGACAAGCTCTCCGGAGCGCTGCAAGAAAACATCCTGACCTTGCTGTGCTTTGACAAGGACGCCTGCCCTGTTGTAATAGCAGCGGTAGAGCCGGAGTTATTCGAATCGGCGGTCTACCGTAATGTTGCTGATGCAGCTATTACGTATTATCGCAAGTACAAAAAGGCGGCGGCCGAACACCTGCCCGATCTGCTTGAGGAGCATCTCAGCGGCAAGAAAGCTTCGGCCAAGCTATATGCGGACCTGTTAAACGACCTGTACAGCTTAAAGGACGACATCAATAGTAAGTATGTGTTGGATCAGTTGCAGGCTTTTGTGCGCCAGCAGAGCATCCGTCGCAGCATAATACTTGCCGCCGATGAAATGCAGCAAGGCAGATTGGATAAGGCCGAGCATATTTTGTTGGAGGGTGTTAAGAAGCGGATCACAGTATTCGAGCCGGGCCTCACAGTGGGATCGGCCATCGAAAGCACCTCCTTATACGATCCAACATTAGATTTGATACAGACAGGTTTGCCGGCACTAGATAGGGATGGTATTTGTCCAGCGCCTGGAGAGTTATATACCGTGTTGGGATTGGCGAACAGGGGCAAGACTTGGTGGCTGCAATCGATAGGAAAGTTTGCAGCGTTGCAGAGGAAGAAGGTATTGCACGTCACATTGGAGATGTCGGAGGAAAAGACAGCGCGTCGCTATGTACAATCGTTCTTTGCCATGACTCGTAGGCCAGAGAAATTCAAAGTCCCACAAATACAAGTGGACAAGTCGGGCAGGTTTACAGGCCTGCGTTTTAAGAACGAACGCAAACGGCCTTCGTTAATGGATCGAGGTGCACGTAAAAAGCTAACCAACCGATCCAAGACATTCGGCAAGAAGTTTCAGCGCAT